CGACGAGTGATTCCGAAATTGTCAAAGGAGCAGGAAATGCTTTGGTCGTATCTGAAAAAGGCGATGCAAAACTTCTGGAGATTGGTGGTACGGCTTGCGAGGCGGTGATCTCCTATGTGCGGACGCTGCGGGAATTTGCGCTCGAGGCGGTGCACGGCAACCGCGCGAGCGCGGACCGGTTGACCGCCGCGCAATCCGGCCGGGCGCTGGAGCTGATGAACCAGGGGCTGATCTGGCTCGCGGATAATCTTCGCATTTCCTACGGCGATGGCGGCGTGCTGGCGCTGTTGAACATGGTGATGCGGGCATCCGGCGTGTTTCCGCTGACGGTGCTCGGCCAGACGGTGCCAGCGCTGGATGCGACGCAACGTCTCACGCTGCGCTGGCCGCGCTGGTACCCGCTTTCCGCGGATGACAGGCTGAAGGAGGCGCAGGCCGTGGCGACGCTGACCGATGCCGGCCAGTTGAGCCAGGCGAGCGGCGTGAAAATATTGGCGGCAGCCAACGGCATTGCGGATGTGCAGGCGGAGCTGAACGAAATTGATCAGGATACGCTATGACGGATGAGACGGCAGAGCCGCAAGAGGACTGGCAGGCGCGGGCGGAGACGGCGGAAGCGGCCTTGCAACGTGCCCAGGCTGAATCGGAGGCGCGGTTGATCCGTGCCGAGCTGAAGGCGGAAGCGATTCGTGCCGGCATGGTCGATCTTGACGGGCTGAAGCTGCTGGACATGTCCGAGCTGCGGCTGAATGCCAGCGGCGAGGTGGCCGATGCGGCGGCGGTTCTGGCCAAGCTGAAGCGCGCGAAGCCATGGCTGTTCGGTGGCGGCGGGTCTTCCTCGGCGGCGGCGAATCCGCCGCGGCCGGAGCCGCCGCGGGTGCGGCACGCCAATGAGCTGAGCCACGAGGAGTGGGTTGCCGCCCGCGCGGCGCTGCTGCGCCGGCGTTAGGACCGTTAACAAGTTGAGGCTGACATCGGCGGAATGCGCTGCGCTGCTCGGTCCCACATAAAGTTAGATATTCCAACATCGAGGGGTTTGATTGATGGGTATTCAGAATTTTCCGGCGGCTTTGCAGCCGATCATTCAGCAAGGCTTTTTGGAGCGCGAGTTCGAAATGGCGCTGAAATCGCGGCTTGGCTACCGGCTGATCGCGGATCGTGAGGAATTCGCGGTCGGCATCGGCGAGACGCTGACCAAGACCCGCGCCGGGCTGAAGCCGAGTGTCACGGTGCCGTTGGCGGCGGCGACCAACACCAATCTGGATAACGGCCTGACCTCGACCAATTGGGGCGTCGAGCAATATACGATTTCACTGAATTTCTATGCCGCGACGCAGGATTTGAACATGGTGACGAGCCGCGTGGGCATCGCCAACCAGTTTCTGCAGAACGCGTATACCAATGGCGAGCAGGCGGCGCGCAGCCTGGATGAGCTGGCGCGCAACGCGCTGTTCGCGCCTTATTTTGGTGGCAATACGCGGGTGCTGACGACGCTGACCAGCGCCGGGCCGGATCTGGAGGTCGACGATGTTCGTGGGTTCCAGACCGTGTTTGTCAACGGCGTGCAGCAATCGGTGTCTTCCACATATCCGATGACGGTGACCGTTGGGTCGAACGCCTATACGCTGGTGGGCGTCACGCCGGATGCGACTAATGTGTCGACGGCGCCGGGCGGTATTTCCGGCCAGCTGGTATTTTCCGGCAATGTGACGGTCGCGGATGGCACGGCCGGCAATCCGGTGCAGGCGGCAACCGCCAGCACGATCGTGCGGCCGGCGAACCGCGCCACCACCGCCGCGTTGCAGGCTACCGATACGCTGACGATGGGCAGCCTATTGGATGCGGTCGCGCTGTTGCGGCGCAACGCCGTGCCGTTGGTGGATGGCGTGTATAATTGTTATCTTGATCCGGTCTCCGCGCGGCAATTATTCGCCGATCCCGATTTCAAGCAATTATTCACGGGTGCGACCTCCGCCAATCCGGTGTTCCGGCAAGGCATGGTCAGCGATTTCCTCGGCCTGCGCTTTATCACGACGACCGAGGCCTATGTGCAGGCAGCGCCCACCATCGCCGGCCTGTATGTGCGCCGGCCGATCGTGTGCGGACAGGGCGCGCTGATCGAGGGTGATTTTGCCGGCATGGCCGCGGATGACGTGGCGCCGAAAGATAGCCTCGTGAACGTGATCGACAATGTGGCGATGGTGACCCGCGAGCCGATCGACCGGCTGCAGCAGATCATCGCGCAGAGCTGGTACTGGATCGGCGGATTTTGCGCACCCTCCGATACGACCACGACGCCGACCACGGTGCCGACGGCGACCAACGCGAATTACAAGCGCGCGGTGATGATCGAGCATATCGGTTAAGGAACGAAAACATGGCGACGGGTTCAACTCAACCGTTCCGGCCGGCCGGAACGGCCAGCGTGGCGGCGTCAACGGCGTCCGCCGCGGTGGCTTTGGCTGGCGGCGGGCATGCGGTGCTGGTCTATAACGCCTCCGGCGCGACCGCGTTCTTTCGGCTGGGTGCCACCAGCGGTCTGACGGCGGTGGCGACCGATACGCCGGTGCCGGCGGGCGCGAGAATGCTGGTGGATGGCGGGCCGTTTGTCTCTCACGCGGCGGCGTTGCTTTCTGCCGGGACCGGAACGGTATATTTCACGCTGGGCGACGGGGACACGTATTAATTATGTCCGGAACGGCGCCGACCGCGTTCACCGATGCCCAAAAAACCGATGTGCGGCGGTTCTGCGGCTATCCGGCCTATGGCGCCGGGGCGGCGGGTTTCGAGTCGTGGCGGTTTTTCCAGGCCTACGGCACGCTGGAATACCGGCTGAACAATCTGGCGCCGGCGGAAATCGCGGTGACGCTCCAGTATCTGAGCACGCTCAACACGCTGGAAGCGGCCGTGCCGCCGGCCTCCGACAATCTGGATACGGACAGCGCCGCGGCCTGGACGCATAACCAGAACGAGACGCGCGACCGGCTGGCGCTGTTCGATGGCTGGCGGCGGCGGTTATGCGGGTTTTTGGGGGTTCCGCCCGGCCCCGCGCTGGCGGATGCCGGCATCACCTTGATCGTGTGAGCTGATGGACGGGATCAAACTGGCGGACCGGCTGGCCTATGGCGCCGGATGCGCGGCGCGGCGCGTGGGGTTCTTGCATGACGCGTACCGGCCGGATGGGCCGGCGGCGCCGATTGACCTCGCAAACCGGTTCCTGCGGCTGTGCGTGGCGTTTGTGCTGCCGGGCGGCGGCGTGGCGGGGCCCAGCGGGTTTGGCGTGCCGTTCCGGCAGGCCTGGGCGGATTGGAGCTACCTGGTCGTGGGGGATTATCTGGCCGGGCCGGAGGGGACGGTGTTCGTGGCGGCGATCGAGCCGCCGAAGCCGATGCTGGTGGTGATGACGAATGCAGTCGTGAACCTGGCGCGGCCGGCGCCGCCGGTGCTGGCCGGGCTGAACCCGTATGGCGCGGTGCTGCCGACGACGCAGACGGTATTGCTGTCCGGCTTTCCGGCGAGCCTGCTGGCGGGCGGGGTGGATGACCGCACCCGCGCCGGACTGCCGGATGACACGAAACTGCCGGGCTTCACGGCGTTGCTGCCGGCGATTCCCTGCGTGCAGCCGCATGTCGCGGATATTTTGTCCAACGAGCGGGGCGAGCGGTTTGTGGTGACCGCGGTGGAGCAGGTGAACGGCGTGTGGCGGCTCTCTCTGGTCCAGGCGGTGAGTTGATGGCCGACCAAGCGGATGTCGAGACGGCGCTGGCCTCGCTGGTGGCGAATGCGCTGTACCCGAACGGCACCGCGGCGGCCGGGGCGGTGGCGAATTTATGCCGGGTATATCGCGGCTTTCCCACTTCACCCGCGCTGGATGCTGACCTGGCGGCCGGGGCGGTGAACGTATCGGTCGCGGCGGCGAACTCGCCCGTGAAGAACGTCACGCGCTATCCGCGTGTGTGGCGGACGGTGGCGCCGGTGCCGGCGACGCTGACGGTGACGGTGGCGGCGCAGACGGCGAGTTTTGCGGGTGCCTGCGCCGTGGGGCAGCTGGCCGGCGTAGCGGCGAATGGCGCGCTGTTCCCGTATGCCGTGCAGGCAAGCGACACGCCGGCGACGGTGGCGAGCAATCTGGCGGCGCTGCTGCGCGCGGCGGGTTGGCTAGTGGATTACGCAGGCAGCACGATCAGCGTGCCGGGCGCGTCCCTGTTCACGGCGCGGGTGGTGAACGGTGCCGGCGCATTGCAAGAGATCAAGCGGCAAGAGCAAGATTTCCGTATTTCGCTTTGGTGTCCCGATCCAGCGTCACGTGACGCGGTGGCGCCGGTGATCGACGAGGCGCTGGCGGCGCAAAAATTTATCGCGCTGGCGGACGGGTCTTATGGCCGGCTGATTTTCTCGGGTTCCGAGGCGCAGGACAACGCGGCGGATGCCACTTTGTACCGGCGCGACCTGACCTACAGCGTGGAGTATCCGACTACGCTGGCGCAGATCACGCCGGCGATGCTGTTCGGCACCACGAGCTTTTACGCCAACGCGGCGTTCGTCAAGAATTATCAAAGCTAGAGGCAAAATGATGACATTTCATTTGGTGGTGCTGCGGCCGTTCGGCGGTTTCAGGCGTGGCGACGTGGTGACCGAGAGTGCGGCGATCGCGAAGATTCTGGCGGGGCCGGAGAAAGCATTTGTGGTGCGCGTGAATGCGCGCGCCGAAACGAAAGGGGTCTGAGCCATGCCGGTTTTCGCCCAAGGGAATATCAATACGACCGCGCTGATCGTGCCCGATCTGTACGTGCAGATCGTGGCGCCGCAGACCTTGCTGCTGAATGGCGTGCCGACCAATACGCTGGGCGTGGTCGGCTCCGCGACATGGGGGCCGGTGGGCGAGCCGACGGTGATCGGCTCGATGAGCGACTACGCCGCCACCTTCGGCGCCGTGATGCCGCGCAAGTATGACATGGGCACGCAGGTGGCGACCGCGGTGCAGCAAGGCGCGTCCAATTTCATCTGCGTGCGGGCGACGGACGGCACGGATACGGCGGCGTCTCTGTCCGTGCTGGGCGCGATCAGCTTTACCGCGCTTTATACCGGGACGTTTGGCAACCAGCTGACGCTGACGTTCTCGGCCGGGTCGGCGGCCAATTCCTGGTGTTTGACGATCGCGCTGCCTGGGCTGAATCCGGAAGTGTTCAACAACATCACCGGCAGCGGGGCGGCATTCTGGGCGAACCTTGCCGCCGCCGTGAACACCGGCAACGGGCCGTTGCGTGGACCGTCCCAGCTGGTGGCGGCGACCACCTTGTCCACCACCGCGACACCGCTGGCGGGCGTGTATCCGTTCAGCGCCGGCACGCCGGGCAGCGATGGCGCGGCCGGGATGGACGCGGCACTGCTGGTGGGCGTGGATACGGTGCCGCGGCAGGGCATGTACGCGCTGCGGGGCCAGGGCTGCGCGATCGCGCTGCTGGCGGATGCGGACACCGCCAGCCAGTGGAGCGTGCAGGTGGAATTCGGCTTGTCCGAAAGCGTGTATATGATCCTGACCGGACCGGCCGGCGATAACATCACCAATGCGGTGAACACCAAGTCCGCCGCCGGGATCGACAGCTACGCGGCGAAGCTGATGTTCGGCGACTGGATCTACTGGTATGACCAGGCGAATGCGTTGACACGGCTGGTCTCGCCGCAAGGGTTCGTCGCCGGGCGGCTCGCGAATTTGTCGCCGGAGCAATCCTCTCTGAACAAGCCGCTTTACGGCGTGGTGGGAACGCAGAAAACCGGGCAGCCGGGGGCGGGGACGGCGACGACCTATGCGACCGCGGATCTGTCCGCGTTGATTGCCGCGGGCATCGACGTGATTGCCAATCCGCAGCCGGGCGGCGCGTTCTGGGGTGTGCGCGCGGGGCATAACACGTCCTCCAACGCCGCGATCAACGGCGATAATTACACCCGGTTGACCAACTATATCGCCGCCACGCTGTCGACCGGCATGGGGCTATACGTGGGGCAGCTGGTCAACGCCACATTGTTCCAGAACATCCGGGCGACGCTGCTCGCGTTCCTGAACGGGTTGCTCGGCCAGGGGTTGCTGGGCAGCACCGACGGGTCAGTCCCGTTCGCGGTGGTGTGCGACATCACGAACAACCCGGCTTCGCGGACGAGCCTTGGCTACGTGCAGGCGGATGTGCAGGTGCGGTACCAGGCGATCAACGAGAAATTCATCGTCAATGTGCAAGGCGGCCAGACCGTTACGGTCAGCGTGCAGTCGGTCACGGCCAGCTAAGGAGGATTGAGCCATGCCTTACAATACGTTTTCCATCGGCAGTGATTGCCAACTGGTGGTGATGGGGCCGTTCGGCCGGGTGGATCTGGCGCATGTGACGGGGTTTGAGGCGAACCAGGTGACGTTGCCGATCCGCGTGGACCGGCTGGACGGTGTGCAACTGGGCGCGGAGCTGCCGAAAGGCTGGTCCGGTATGTTTACGCTGGACCGCGGGTCACCGGCGGCGGATGATTTCATCGCGGCGATCGAGCAGGCCTATCTGGCCGGACAGTCAATCCCCGCCGGCACGCTATATCAATACGTCAACGAACCGGATGGGTCGACCTCGACCTATCAGTTCAGCGGGGTGGTGTTCAAGCTGACCTCCGCGGGGGCGTATCGCGGTGACGCGCCGGTCGCGCAGAAATTATCGTTTTATGCCTCCAGCCGGGTGAGTTTGTGATGGAACAGGTGATCACCGATAAAGCCGGGCGGCGGCTGACGCTGCGCAAGGTGGGCGTGCTGGAGACGTTGCGGCTGTATAAGGCGCTGGGACCAGAACTGTCATTGAACGGCCCGTATCTGTCCGCCGCGAGAATTGCCGCGGCTGTCGAAATGATAGATGACGTGCCAGTCCCTTTTCCGGCGAGCGAAGCCGCGGTAGAATCATTGTTGGATCGGCTTGGTGAAGATGGCGTCATGCTTGTCGGTACGGCAATTCGGCGGCCGGCGACGGCCGCGGTGGTTGCTGAAGCGGGAAACTAGCCCGGCACGCCGCGCTGGCTGACTGTCTTTACTTGGTCAAGAGCGGCGTGCCCTACAACGTTGCGTTTGAGCTGGATGATGCAAGCCGGACGGCCTATATCGTCATTCTTGGCAGTCTAGACGGACTTCAGTTTGACTGGAAACGATTGCGCTGGAGAG